GAGATAGGAGCGAGTAATACCGCCTGAGTTGACTCCATCACCTACTGTACTGTTTGCAGCGTAAGCAGCTGACAAACGATACTTTGTATCAAGAGTGATGACAACATTTCCTGTCCACACTGTAGTAGTATTGGCACTATGGTAAGTAGCATCCATTGCAGTATCACCAATAGCACTTACTTTTACAGTCTGGAATCCAATTGAACTATTACCCAAACGAACAAGATCACCTACGGTGAAATGCGTCTGTGCATTGTTCGTCACATTATTGCACGACACGCGCCCGGCGTCGGTGGTATTGGCGGAAGCATCTCCAGACTCACGTGCATAAGCAGTCAAAATAAGCGAAGTGTTACCTACCGCACAGTTAGCAACGAACGTACCGTTCGCATCATTAAAGGCATGCGTGGTGTTAGATTTACCAGTAAATGTACTTTCGAATGATAGTGCACTATCAACAACACTAACCTTCAAACTATTACCTAATGCTCCTGGAAACTTTGCTATGAAAGCAGCATCCCCAGCAGTAGACGATAAAGTCAGACTGTCGTGATGCTCTTCGTTTTTAATTAAATCTGAATGCGATGCAGTGGCACCAGCCGGAGTAGTTGCTTCCGTCTGTAGAGCAGTAGCGTTTAACGCATCGCTTGGAATCGCGCGTACAGTGTATAGCTTGTTACCATAAGCTAAAAAGTTCGCGGCAGTGAAAAACGTATTAAAATTGGTAGAATCAGGCTCGCCAAAAGTAGCAGCTAGTTCCTCTTCAGAAGAAATTAGCTGACGTTCTTCGGCAGGACCCCATCTAAACCAACCAGCTATAGCGCCTTCTGTAGTAGAAACTGCAGGGATGATACCTGTAAGATCTATTTCAGAGACATTTACGCCTGGACTAACTTGAAATCCCATCTCTTCTCTCCTTTGATCTTAGATGATCGTAAAATTTAGGGCTTGTATTTATTTATAATTTTGATGGGTTCGTAAAATAATTTAATATAAACTAGTATTTTCTTCATCCCATTCAGAATATGTAATTAATGTATCACCATGCATGAACTCATCTTTCTCTTTCGTCTCAGTTTGTCCATCGTCAACAAACCCAAATGGTAATACATCTTCTTCTAACGCTTGTTGATTAGCATCAAATAATGATTTACGTATATCAATATCAGTTACCTCTTTAAAGTATTCTTGATTACTTAACCACGCAAACAACACTAGACACATTGTTAAATCATCGTGATACCCTTCTTCAGCCTGATAACTATTTCCTTTTACTGAAAATGCAGTGAGCTCCTGTACTATATCAAAATCATTAACAATTAACTTATCATGTTCTATAATTGTTTTTAACGTTGCACATCCAACTCTTTTTAATTGCTTTGTAGTTCTTACACCTAATTGTTGTTGCTTTCCACCAAAACCAGCATTGACTATTTGCCCAGATCTGCCTCTCCACTGTGCAGTCATTATATTCTCATATTCAAGATCGTGATGTAAAATATCTGCTACTTGTTGTCCTATATCATTGATTTCTACAAGACAGATAGCATCATTATATTTTCTCGCAGCCTGTATAATAATATTAGGATATAACATAGGACTTATAATGTTATTTTTAAATGTTGCAACAACTTCATATGGAATAATACTACAATCAATAATAATAAATGCAGAATAATCGTTGCCTATTCCTCTTGAAGTATCTACACTAATTGAATATACATGATTCGGTTGTGGTTCTTTAAATATTTTTACATTTTCATTTTTATATAATGGCTCGTGAAATACAAGAGTAGCTAACTTAGACGGACTAATTAATGTATTAGATGAACCCAAGAACTCACATTCAAACTCAACACGAAACTGATCTTCACTAGTATTTTTGATCGTCTGTTCTTTCCATTCTTCATCTCTTCCAGGAACCTCAGACCAATGTACCTCAATTGCCTCATATTCATTGCGTGCTTCTATTGCATCTACCCATATTTTATAAAATAGATTCATACCTTTAGGAGTAGATGTAATCATAACTCTTGTGGTATTACCAGATGAAATTGTAGGATAGGTTGATGCAAAGAATTCTGTTTGCTGATGCGCTGGTACAAATGCAAACTCATCAAGATAGATTAAGTTAAATGATCCACCACGAACAGATCCACTAGACGTTGCACCTGCTAATATCTTAGATCCATTTTCAAGTTCAAGGTTACCTTTATTCCATTCAACAATACCTTGCTGCATCCAGTGTGGTAGATATTCAAATGCAAGTTGTATTCTATGAAGTATCTCTCTAGCAGTTGCAGCTTTATTAGCAAGTACTGCAACATTAAAACTTTCATTAAATAATGCAAAGTGTAATATCAAAGCAGTCATAACAGTAGTCTTACCTGACTGCCTAGGCATCTTACAAATAGTAAATCGATTTTTTTGAACAGAATTTATTATCTTGCTTTGAAATGGATATGTCTGAAAATTCATCAAACCTTTATCAACATTAACTATTTTCATATAATTATTACAAAAATAATTAATATCGTTAGCACATTTTGCAAGCTCTGTTATTTGCTTCTTTGTATAAGCCAGAGAAACATTAGCTTTTTTTAATCTAGGATTACCTAGATAGATATCATTTTTATGTAAAGTTGCCAATACCAATTTCCATTAATTTTTTTCTATTTTCCAAATGGCCTTCTGCAATTTCTTCTTTATTCTGACCATGATACTTAACACCGTAGTGTTCTTTAATCAACACCTCGACAACACCACACCACCTATCATGATAATATACTTCAAAGTCACCTAATACTCTACCAAACTTACCCTTTTCATCTTTAAATGTTTTAACAGCCCGACTATTGGCCAGCAGTTGTTGTAGCTTTTCTTTGGCCAATAGACCAAACTTCTTTTCTTCATCATCCCTGGTTCTAGATTCTGGAGTATCAATACCCATTAGTCTGATTCTTTGCTTACGCAACCATGTACCAAACCCCAAATCAATATCGACGTCAACAGTATCACCATCAACTACTTTTACTAATTTATAATTATATTCATACATTATTCTACACCTACCTGTGAATATGGCTTTCCTAAAAATTGCTCAATACTATCTGCTTTTATGAATAACGCAGAAGCACCATCAGGTAATTCTTTTATGCAATACAACTCAACAAGAGGCCGTCCCTCTAAAAAATTCTGGAATAACCATGAAGAAATAAAAGCATAGGAATCATATGTTGAAGATTTAAAAACTCTTACATTTACTATATCAGAATTCCATTGCGAACCAAGATCATTAAATGTCATTCCTAATATTCTCAAAAAGTATTTTGTTTCTTCCTCATTTAAATCTTTATACGAAGCATTAAATTTATATTGATAAAAAGCAGTTAATCCATCACGTTGTTTTCCATTTTTACCACAAGGATTATAATTAACTTCTCCATCAGATCCTTCCTCATACACACCCTGTGCTACCAAAGACGATGTCCATAAACAAAACAACAAACATAAAAATAATTTCTTTATCATACTACCCACCGTTCTTTAATTTTTCGATTTCTTGTTTGTTATTATCAATCTTTTGATTCTGTCCAACGTCAATTAACTCTTGTAACTTTCTAGCCTTTTCTTGAGGTGAGTCAAGATGTAGTTCAGGATTAACAATTTTTTCTAATTTTAAATATGGTATTCTTACATTAGGAACATATCTCCAAGTATATCCAGCATCTGAATAAACACCAAATACAGTTTCAGTCATTCCAATCTTAACTACAACCGCTGGCATTCCATCTAATATTACATGATCGCCTTCATTAAATGCTTTGTTTCTTCTAAACTGCATACCTTTAACAAAAGATGTTACCCAATCCTTTATCCACATAGTAACAACCAAAGATACTAATAAAGCTATCCATGGTATTAAGTATTCAGTTAATTGTAGTGAAGCGTTATTTACTTGATCCATTTAATTTCTTACCTTTTAAAACATTTCTAGCATTGCCCCCTAATAGTTTAGTCAATTCAGATGTATTTCCTACAAATAAATTATTGGTAATTGTCCTAGGATCGATTTTTTCATCAAATAAATCCTTTGCTTTTACTTGCAAATCAATCAAGTCTCTATTTGTATCTGTCATTGTTTTAATTATTTGACCAGCAACCTCATAGGCTCTTGGTGATTGACTTTGATCTGCTAGATTTAGTATACCATCTAAAGCATCTCTACCTTTTTCAATTAAATGGTATAGATTTTCTCGTGAGTATTCTAAATCTTTTTCGGCTTGTTGATCTTTTGGAGGATCAACAGTTGATACCTCTACCACTTCTTGTTTTTGTAAAGGCACTAAATTTAAACTATCTGCTATTTTATCCTCATTAGGCTGACGTGTTTGCACTGAACCACTCCTCAAAGTTATGTATATATCCATAATCATCATCTTCATCAATATTAGCA